TTGAGGCTTGGATGAACCTCATGAACACGAATCGCACCAATGTCGGTGCGAACTCCATGAATCAGTTCATGACCGATTGGACGATTACGCCACTCACCCGTGAGGGCAACCCCATCGCTCGTTATAAGATGGTCGGATGCTGGCCCACAACCATCGCTGAAACAACGATGGACATGGGAGCGCAATCCGAGCCTTCAACATTCGATGTCACGATTGCTTACCAGTACTTCGAAGTCGAAGGCGTAACCACCTAATTGAAAGGTCATGAGGTATCTACATAATGGAACTTTTCGGATTTCGCCTAGAGCGTTCTAAAGCAGAGAAGAAGCAGGAAAAGGCTCTGAAGTCGTTTGTCGTTCCGACATTCGATGACGGAGCCATTCCTGTTGAAGCGGGTGGTTTCTATGGTCAGTATGTCGATCTCGACGGCACCGTCCGCAACGATTTCGAACTGACCATGAAGTACCGCGAAATGGCTCAGGATCCCATCGTTGAAGTCGCAGTAGACGATGTGGTGAATGAGTCAATTGTGGTAGGTGAGAAGAAGTCTCCCGTGAAGATTGTCCTAGACCGACTCAAGGCTAGTGACAATGTCAAGGAGAGAATTCACGAAGAGTTCCGCAACATCCTTCGTGTCATGCAGTTTGAGACTAAGGGAACTGAGATTTTCCGTCGATGGTATGTCGATGGAAAGATCTTCTTTCACTTGATCATCGATGAGGAGAACCCACAGAAGGGCATCCTTGAACTGCGTTATGTGGATCCGATGAACATTCAGAAGATCCGCGAGTACACCAAGGAGACGATGAAGAACGGCACGAAGATTATCACAGGGTACAAGGACTTCTACTTGTACAACAAGGATAATCCCCGTGCAGGAGGCAATCCATCGGGTATCAAGATCAGCGAGGATGCAATCGCATTCTGCTCATCGGGTCTCATGGACAGCCGTTACAAGAGAACGGTTGGATTCCTTCACAAGGCAATCAAGCCCCTGAACCAACTTCGAATGTTGGAAGATGCCATCGTCATCTATCGCATCAGCCGTGCCCCCGAACGCCGCATCTTCTACATCGATGTCGGTAACCTCCCCAAGACGAAGGCAGAGCAGTATGTCAAGGATCTCATGAATCGTTATCGCAACCGTCTCGTCTATGACGCGGCTACGGGAGAGATTCGTGATGACAAGAAGTTCATGTCGATGCTTGAGGACTATTGGTTGCCTCGCCGCGAGGGTAGCCGTGGTACTGAAATCACAACCCTACAGGGCGGTCAGAATCTTGGAGAACTTACAGATGTCATATACTTCCAAAAGAAACTGTATCGTGCCCTTTCGGTTCCCGTGAGCCGCTTGGAACAGGACAAGCAGTTTATGCTTGGGCGTTCCACGGAAATCACACGCGACGAGGTGCGGTTCACGAAGTACATCCACAGACTCAGAACCAAGTTCTGTGAGTTCTTCTTTGACATCCTCAAGAAGCAGTTGATCCTAAAGAAAGTTATCACCGCTGACGAGTGGAACGAGATGAAGGAGGCGATCTACTTCGACTTCCTCAAGGACAATCTCTTCACGGAACTCAAGAATGCTGAGTTGCGCCGTCAACAGGTGGAAGAAGTGGGGAATATCAAACCATACATAGGTAAGTATTATTCTCACGAATGGATTCGAAAGAATGTCCTCGGTTTCAACGAAGCCGAAATCAAACAGATGGACAAGGAAATCGAACGAGAGCGCAACGCAGGAAAGATCGAACCCGATACATCGCAGTTCGGTCTCGTATAAGGGGTCTGAATGGAAAACGATACAGACAAACTCCTCAAGTCGGTCATTGAAACCCTCATCAAGAAGGAGGCTCCGAAGTTCAAGAGCCTCATTCAGAAGGAGTTGGCTTCTCGTATCCATGACAAGATCGAAGAACTGAAGAAAGCACTCTCAGGACAAATCGTCACGGGTGTGGGCGAAAAGGGGGAAGCACCTCAACCACTTCCCGAAAACTTACCTGGCGCACCCTCTGCCCCACCCGTGACCACGCCTATGAAAGCGGGAGATCTCAAGATCGTTCCAACCGCTGCGGGATCAGCAAAGGACGATATCTCCCTTGACCCGAATTTTGAGAAGGAGTTCTATCACTCATCTCAGAAGTACAAGGGTCAGGATGTGTTGATCAAGCAACTTGGAACTGGTTTTGGCAAGCCAGTTCGCGTTTACATCAACGGTCGCCGTTGGGAATTCTTCCCAGGTCCGAAGGCTGCAATGAAAGCAACCAAGGACTATATCGACGGCATGGTGAAGGATGTCAAGAAGGATCCAACGCTTGCTGCAAACATGACCGCACAGATCAAGAAGGACAAGGCTGCGGGTGTATCGCAAGTCGCTGCTCCTGTCGATGCGGGTAAGCCAAATGAAGTTGCCGATGCTGATCTCAAGAAGAAGGAACTTGAGACAGGAAAGCCTGCTGATCCAAAGAAAGCCAAGAAACCATCATTCGGTGGAAAGTAATAAGAGTCAGATATGCTTGAAACAATCGCAAAATTTCATGTCATGGGAATGTCTCCACCTAATGTGGAATTTAAGTTCGACCCATCCAATCCGAAAGAAGTAGTGTCAGTCTATGGGACTGAGATTCGGAAGATACCAACTAAATTTGTGTTGGAGTGGATTCGTACTTACAAACACATCGATAACATGCCACGAAGCGAATATGGCACAGATAAGGTGCATTACGCAGTTGACGATGATGGCGGCCATCAATACTCATTCTTCATAGGTGGATATTGGAGCAGGCTGTTCTTTGGTCGCAAAGCAGCCCCTGCACTTAGGAATGTGCGAATGGGGAGTATTGGCATACAGCAGACTTTTCCGAATCTATACAGTTACAAAGATTGGTTGAAGCATATTCAAGCAAAACTGACTAGCAAGAAAGAAGAAACAGAAATGAAAGAACACCCCATCAACGAGAAGGTCGATATCGACGGTCGCACCCGTGCATACCGCGAGACAGTAATGCGTCTTGAGAGCGCAAAAAAGTTGCGAGAGCAACGCGCCCGTGCTGTGCAGGAGAACAAGTTCGGTGGTCTTTATGATGATGGCAGCGGCAAGGGTGCCGTTGTTCCTGCTCCAGTAGACATCAATTTCCATGAAGCCATGAAGATTGTTGAGAAGTACAAGGCTCTGCGAGATAAGAAAAAGACTCTCATGGGTTCTCCCAAGGAGTCGATGGAGAGCGCAGTCGCCATGAAGGGCGAGAAGTACACCATGGCTGAGGAAGAACTAAGCCCCAAGCAGAAGGCATATCGTGCTTTCTTCGACAAGGCTCTCAAGAAGTTTGGTGCATCGTCTCCCGCAAAGATGGACGATGACAAGAAGAAGAAGTTCTTCGACTATGTGAAAGCGAACTGGAAGGGCTGATGGCAAAGGTAAGCGTCAAGTTCAAGAGCAACAAGGCTGCGGAGGAATTCGCAGCCGCTTTCTCCGTTCTTGGCGACAAGGCTGCGGTGGAAATCAAGGAATCCACCGCAATCGTGTCATCGGATGATCCAAAGGCTCTTCGGTTCGTAAAGCAGTCTGCAAATGAGTATGTCGAAGAGTTGTATTGCAAGAGCATGGCAAACAGGCTTCTTACAGCAATAACAGAGTGCATCAGCAACGGCAATGAAACAACTGTACAACTGATGGACAACAGCACACAAAAGGTCACGGTTCGTCATGCAGAGGCAATTGCTTCGGTCTATGACAGATTGAGCGAAGAAAATCAGACTGCATTCCTCGTTCTTGCAACCGAGAGCAAAGACACCTACGCACACACAGTCAACTTTGCCAAAGCAAACGAGGAGAACAACTAATGGCTTACACAGAACAAACATTGGTGGGAACTCAGAAGAGACTTGTAAAGAAGTTTCAGTTGAGTGCCCATGGTACAGCAATTTCATTCGGAGTCACAGGATCTGCATTTGCAAACGGCTTGACGGGCGATGTGATTGCAATGACTGACGGTATCACCGCTACTACTGCAAAGTTGGCATCGATCAAGTCTGCTTGCACGGCTCGTTATACGCTGACATGGGCGGGAACTCCTGGTGCTACTGCATTCGATTCTGCTGCTGCGGGAAACATTGATTTCATGTTTGAGAGATTCACGATCCCGAACAATGCAACAACTCCAACAGGAGTTATGACGATCACCCCATCAACCGTGACAGGCACGATCATTCTTGAATTTGTACTCTGATGCCTCTGATCAAACAGGACATTCTCAGAACGAACAAGCGATATGTCACGAAGATCATCGCTAGCGAAGTTCCCACATCAACAGCAGAGAGCATCACCCTTGGATTGACGGCATCAGCATTCCTTGATGCAGAAGGCATTACGGGAATGACGGCAAAGTTGCATTCTGCAATGTCAACTGCCAATCCTGCCAATATTGCGGGGTGGTATTGGACTGCCCGTTGGGGCAACACATACACAGCGGGAACATACGGGCAAAGTTTAGGAGATTGCCTGTTTGCAACAGGTGTTGATACTGAACTCTTTTTCGAGCCTAAGTTTTCCCACAGCAGAACTGGTGTGAAAGCGCAACTAGAATCGGGCACCATCACGATAAGCCTAGATAATAGCGGAAACGAATTCAGCACCGCAAACGGAACCATTATTCTTGAGTTCACGATCTAAAGGAGCATACAGATGAAACTCATCTGCGAAGTCAACGAAAACATCGAAATCCTGACCGAAGAGAAGAATGGTCAGAAATCATACTTCATCGAAGGCACTTTCCTTCAGGGTGATATCAAGAACCGCAACGGGCGTGTCTATGAATTCAAGATGCTGCGAGACAAAGTCGAACAGTATCGTAAGGAGTTCGTAGAACAAAAGAGAGGTTTCGGTGAACTGGGTCACCCCGAGGGGCCAACCATCAACCTAGAGCGAGTCTCCCACATGATTGTGGAGTTGGCTCCCGATGGCAAGAATTTCTACGGCAAAGCCAAAATCATGGATACGCCATATGGAAAGATCGTAAAAAACCTGATGGACGAGGGTGCCAAGTTGGGCGTTTCCTCGCGTGGTGTCGGTTCTCTTGAAGAGAAGAACGGTGCAAACTATGTGAAGGATGATTTCCGTCTTTCCACAGCCGCTGACATCGTTGCAGATCCCTCAGCCCCCGAGGCTTTCGTCCGTGGGGTGATGGAAGGTCGGGAGTGGATCTACGAGAACGGACTTCTCGTTGCCAAAGAAATCGATGAAATCAAGCAATCCATCCGCAAGGCTTCCTCCCGCAAGTTGGAAGAGCAGATGGTCAATGCTTTCAAGCGTTTCATCGACAAACTGTGAGCCAAGTGTTACAACCATATAAATAACCAATACCAAGGAGAACCCCATGGATTATCAGAACGAGGAAATCGAAGAAATCATCCTTGACGAGGAAGAGGTCGAAGAGACCGATTCGCTTGACGAGGCTACAGATACCGCCGATGCTAAGACCAAGCAGATGAAGAATGTTTCTGCTAAAAAGGGAATGGCTGAGGAAGAAGAAGAGGAAGAGGTCAAGGGCGGCGTTGCCAATGCTTCCACTACAGGTGCGGGCAGCGGCAAGTTCGCGGGTCTCTACAAGGACGGCACGGGCAAGGGCGCAGTAATCCCAGGTCCAGTTGATGTCGGTGCCGCAGGAGGCGATGCCAAGTCCAAGTTGATGGCTAGCGTCAAGTCGAAGAAGGCTATGCGTGAGGACTTGGATGTCCACATGACTGCCATGTTCGACGGCGAGGAACTAACCGAAAACTTCAAGACCAAGGCTTCCACCATCTTTGAGGCTGCTATCAACGAGCGCGTCGAAGAGATCAAGACAGAGTTGGAAGAGCAGTACAACAACCGTCTTGTCGAAGAAATCGATGAGTCCAAGAAGGCTCTTACCGAGCAGTTGGATTCGTATCTCTCATATGTCATCGAAGAGTGGCTTGAGGAAAACCGTCTCTCTATTGAGAAGGGCATCCGCACAGAGGTCGCTGAGGAGTTCATGAGCGGTCTCCGCAATCTCTTCGTTGAGCATGACATCATGGTTCCCGAAGCAAAGGTCGATCTTGCTGACAAGATGGCAGAGACTGCCGATCAGTTGAAGGCTCGTCTTGATGAGGAGATCATGAAGAATGTCAAGTTGGCTGAAGAGGTGAAGGGCTATCGTCGGGAGCAGATCCTTGACGAGATGGCTTCTGACCTCACAGTCACTCAGAAGGAGCGTTTCCGTACACTCGCAGAGGGTGTGACGCTTGAGGGCGAAGAAGGTGATGTCCGCAACAAGTTGGAGATCATCAAGGAGTCATATTTCAGCGGCAAGAGCAACAAGTCCGTGATCACGGAAGAGTTTGCTGCAACCGCAGAAGAGAGCATCGATGAGACACCTGTTGGTGGTCAAGTCGAGAACCTTAGCGAATCGATGAAGGCTTACACCGACACGCTTCGCCGTATTTCAAAAAGGTAAATAGCACTTACGCTAAATATCAAAGTTAGTTTTAACCAGTTACACCAAGGAGAAACCCTAAATGGAACTCACCATTTCCGAAGCACTTCAGAAGAAGTGGCAACCAATCCTTGAGCATGCGGATCTTCCCGCAATCAAGGACAACTACCGCAAGGCAGTTACAACCATGCTCTTGGAGAACCAAGAGCAGTACCTCCGCGAGGCTGCGCCAACGAACTTCAGCGGCGCACAGTCTTCAGGACAAGAAGGCGGCGGCAATGTCGCTCGTTGGGATCCCATCCTCATCTCGCTCGTTCGTCGTGCAATGCCGAATCTCATTGCTTACGACATCTGCGGTGTGCAGCCGATGAGCGGCCCAACTGGGCTTATCTTCGCAATGCGCTCCCGCTACATGAATCAGACTGGCCCTGAGGCTCTGTATCAGGAAGCCGACACCAACTTTGGTGGCTCGGGTTCCACGGGTACAACCGCTGCGGGTGTCTACAACACCGATCCGTTTGAGGTTGGTGGCGTTGACCCCGTCAATGGTCTCGGCACTCCCTCGGGTGTTTTGGGAGATCAAGGCTACACCACCTATAGAGGTGAAGCCCTTGGTAACTCCTCTTCGAACCCATTCCCACAGATGGCGTTCAGCATTGAGAAGACAACGGTCGAAGCAAAGACCCGCGCCCTCAAGGCTGAGTACACGATGGAACTCGCTCAGGATCTCAAGGCGATCCACGGCCTCGACGCTGAGACCGAACTTGCCAACATCCTGTCCAGCGAAATCCTCGCTGAGATCAACCGCGAAGTCGTTCGCGTGATCTACAACAACGCCAAGTTGGGTGCAAAGAGCGGCACGACTCAGACACAGGGTGTCTTCGACCTCAATGTCGATTCCAACGGTCGTTGGAGCGTTGAGAAGTTCAAGGGTCTGCTCTTCCAGATTGAGCGTGAGTGCAATCAGATCGCCAAGGAAACCCGCCGTGGAAAGGGCAACTTCATTGTCTGCTCCTCGGATGTTGCCTCGGCTCTGAGCATGGCAGGCGTTCTTGACTACGCCCCCGCCCTCAGCACCAACCTCAATGTTGATGACACAGGCAACACCTTCGCGGGTGTCCTCAATGGCAAGTTGCGCGTCTACATCGATCCATATTCGTCCATGACAACCTCCCATGACTTCTTCATGGCAGGCTACAAGGGATCGTCTGCGTATGACGCGGGCATGTTCTACTGCCCCTATGTTCCGCTACAGATGGTACGCGCAGTCGGTGAGAACTCGTTCCAGCCGAAGATCGGCTTCAAGACTCGCTACGGCTTGGTTAACAATCCGTTTGCGACAATCGCCGCTGGTCAGTCGGTCTCGGATCCTTATGCAGCGGGTGCAGTTCGTAAGAACATCTACTACCGCATCGTCAAGGTCACAAACCTCTTCTGATAGGTAGAGACAAGAATCCTGCTTCGGCAGGGGAATTTCGCGGGGGCTGTGGGGAGAAATCCTCACAGCCCCTTTCCTTTCTAAATACTATCGATGACTGTTCCTAAGTTACCCGACGATATCGTCCATGGCAGTCTTAATCGACAGCCCGACAATACGAACCCTGCCTTCTCAACCAACTTTCGGTTGATGATCCCGAAGGTTCGCAAAGGTGTATACTTCTGCACCGAAGTATCGTTCCCCGATCTATCGATGGATCCGATTCGGGTTCCCGTGCCATTTGCCTCCTCGCTGAAGTTCTTCGGCAACAAAATCGACCACGGGGACATGACGGTGAAGTTCATAGTGAACGAGGACTTTAGCAACTGGTTTGAGATGTCGGAGTGGTTCAAGAAGTCTTTGAACTACTATGACTTTTTCAAGGATGGCTCTCAGGCGAGAATGCTGAACCTGATCACCGATTCGGGTCAGTTGTTGATGCTGAACAACAAGAAGAATCCTGTTGCGAGGATCCTGTTCGACGGACTCATGATCACGGGACTCAGCAACATAGCGTTTAATTCTGCTGTGGCTGATGCACCAATCATCACATGTGATGCAACCTTCCAATTCACCTCATATGACATCAAGGATCCGTGATGGCATCACCTGAAGTAAAGAACTGGCTCCCTGAACTGACCAACTTCGGTACTCTCGGAAACAATCCGCTGAATACCAACTTGGCTGCAAGCACCAACTTCCGCTTCATATGCGAGAAGGTGCCTACTGTTACATATTTCTGCACGGCTGTTCAGACACCAAACCTGTCAGCAACACCCTCCGTATACAACCATCTGTTTGCTGCGAATGATATCAAGTTCCCTGGTGGTGGAGTACCATCGGACATATCGATCCGATTCATCATCGATGAGAACTTTCGCAACTACATGGAGATGGTGAAGTGGATGCGGTCGGGTGTTCCATACCGCGACTTCAAGGAGATCGTTCCCGAATATAAAGGGAATGTCAATCACGGGAAACTGTTCTTCCTCAACAACAAGAAGAACCCCATTCTCATGATGACCTTCAGCAATCTCATACCCACGAAGATCTCGGGTTTCACGCTCACACACAACGAAAGCGAACCATCACCGATGACAGCAACGGTGAACTTCGTGTTCGATACCTATCAGACGGTGCCGATTTAAGGACGCGGCTTGCGTGGGGCAGCGGGTTTCCGTGGACTCTTAACGGAAGAACGAGAACGCTTGTCGGAGGGTTTCAAGGAAGGGGTTGACTTCTTTGGTCTCTTTGGCTTCACTATCGCTGTTCTGCGTGGCATGATCTACTCCTTCGGGTGGAATCCCCGTGTATTGAATGGAGATGGTTTCGCCGTGTTGCTTAAACGACATCAAGACCTCGCTCCATCCCGCTTTCTCATACTTATTGATGTCCTTTGTAGTGATGCGAAAGAGCATCAGCGGCGAGAGTTCCCCTCCGACTTTGTAAGTGTGTGTCTTGATGTATACACGCTTTTGTTTGGGGAATTCGTTGGACATAAAGAGTGTTTATGATCCCAAGAACCCGCGCTAAATACCGATATGAAAGTATTGCATTCGCTTATGTGTCTTGCTGTTGTGACTGTGGCTGCTTGCAAGACCGTACCGCCCGTAGCCCCATCCACGGGGGCATCATCCGCTGCGCTGAACTCGGTTATCGACCATGCTCAGGATTCGATAGGAGACATCAAGAGAGACGCAGAGGCGATCCTCACGGAGACTGCCACGGTGAGGCAGGGATTGGCTCTACAGCCGTCCGTAGCCCCGAACCGTGACACAGCCCCCTCCGCTGCCCCAAAGCCCTCCACGGTCGATTTGGCGGGGGATGCGCTGACACGGATCGACAGCAAGGCAACCAACATTATTGAGGCCGCTGACGATCTACAGCAAGAGACCGATAAGTTGAATAAACTGACTGCTGAAGTCAATCAATTGGAGAAGTCGTTGACGAGCCTTCAGGTCATGCTTGACCAAAGCAAGGTGAAAGCCATGGAGAAGTTGTATGGCTATATCAGTATGTTTTGGGTCATCGGGTTCCTGTTGATCGCGGGTGGAGCCGCAGTTGCCTTCTTCCTCAACAAGACATATGGTGCATCTCTTGCATTCATAGGACTTCTCATGATTGGGTTTGCTTCCGCATCCCAGTACTACATGGAGGAGATCGCGCTTGTCGGTGCGGTGCTTTTGGTGTTGGGCTTCTTGACAGCAATCGGAATGATTGCATGGTCAACAATCAATGCCAAGCGCAACGGAACAGCGGTACGAGAAATCGTGGAGATGATTCAGATTCTCAAGGAGACCATGACTCCCGATGAGCAAGAGAGAATCTTCGGTGTCAACGGTGTAGCCGCTCAGGTTCAATCCGACTTGACCAAGGAGATCATCGCCAAGATCAAGGAACAGAACGGATTCAAAAAACTAGAAGAGGCACGGAAAGCACTCCGCGCCCCTTCTACTGCGAATCAGGATCCTGCTTCAGGATCGACTGTCTGACTTGGCTAGTAGGCTCAGTAGCGAGAGTCCCGTGGCGAACGCGGCGTAGAGGAACACCACTTGCCAAAAGCCTAGACCGAAGTGATCACGCAGTAAGTGATACAAAGTTAGGTATCCCGCCGACAGCAGCGACACAAGCGTGAACGAGATCACAGACACAGCGAGAATGATGATCAGAAAGTCCTTGGAGTAGTTGTTGTTCATGGTTTTCTTTCTATGGAAAAGCCCCCTCGTCGCATGAGGGGGTCGCACCGAGGGAGGTTACTTGAGGTACTTCGGGCCGTAGGGGGTCAGCGAACCAAGACCGCCCTGAGCGTCAAACAGGTTGCCACGGGCATGCTTGGCAGGAGCCTTGTATCCTGCCGCTCTCAAAATGTCGCCCGTCTTCTTGTCGATGAAAGCCCACACCGACCGCTGCCCCCTGCCACCATCAGCGATGCTGTCGATGCGGATGTAGCGGCGACCGTCAGACATCTCTAGCAGAGACGGCGTGAGGTTCGAAAAGTGGGTCGCGTAGTTCTTGTTGATGAGATCCTGCGCCGACCACAGCCAACGGTCTAGCCGAAGCAGGGCTAGGCTCTTGTCTCCCCACGAAGCGGGAAGGTTGGTGGAGGCGGTTAGTAGGTTGACTGAGGCGGTCGTGGTTGTCATGGTGGGCATTCCTTTCACACCCGAATCATATCGAATCGTTCGGCTTCTGTCAAGCCTTCACGAAGCCGCTAGCGACGAGACTGTCCCAATACTTACGGGCGGCATTCTTGTCATAGGCACCCATGTACTCTCGCTCGTTATCGGCAAGCCACACACGGGTAACTAGGTACATGCCACCCCAAAGATCACCAGTTCCCCGCTTGAACTCGTAGCGAGTGCCTTCTCGCTCGTTCGTCAGGGTGTAAAGGTCGTTGGTCATGGTGGTTACCTCCTACACCTAAAGAATACCAAACTCCGAGGAAAAGTCAAGCCACTATTCCAGTTCGGGGAGGAATTAGTGCGTCCGATAATCAGGGGGCATTATCGTCCGAAATAACCCCTGTTGCAAGGACGATGCCGCCGTCCGACTCCTTGTAACCATGCGGCTGAAGGATGACCTCGTACTTGTCCTCGTTGGTCTTGGGGTCGTGCCACATGCGGACACGAATCTGCCCATTGTATGACTGTGTAAGAGTCTGAATGCCTGTTGACTTGTGCCCCCTCGCGGTAGGAACAGTCTTGCGGGACGATTCAACGATTTGTGCGTAGAAGTGACTCATAGTTAGAAAGGAGAAGTGTAATCGATCTGAATCCAACCCATGGCTAGCATACGATGCCAAATCTCACGGGCGAATTCGATGCCGATCAGATAGCAACTGTCATCGTTGTTCAGGTCGATAGACCAATCGCCCAACGATGTGTGTGGGATGAAAAGGCGGGGAGGGGGATCGTCCAATCCTTGGAACCCTGTGCCCGAAATCTTGATGAACGGCTTGCCACCGCTGAAGTCTTTCTCAAACAAGACTTTCTTGGTTGGGTGATGATCCCATCGGAGAACCCAAGGGCCGATGTCGGTGTAGTCATTCATCGATAAACCCACCATCACCAAAATCGGCAGTTTCGTGTTTACAGGCGATTTTCATATAGTCCCCAAGTTCACCCTTGAGAAACTGAATTTGATCTTGGTTTCTGTAGAACTCCTCAACGGCTTGATGCAGTTCTTCTTTAAGTTGTGCTTCGTTCTTTGCGTACTGCTCTCTTGACTCGTTGCGCTTCCACCTCTCATGCTCTGCTTCCTTGGTCTTGATCTCAAGGGCAGTCTTGAGGGCATCGATTACCGCCTTATCAGCGACTGCAACTTCGCTGAGAATCTGCGGCAGCAACACATTCAGCAGAGTGGTGTCAATGATCGCACCGCCATCGCCAATGATGGCATCCCATAGCGACCTAGCCTGTTGGGCGTTGTAGGTGCCGTCCGACCATGCGCGACCCATACTGCGCTCGGCTCCGCGAATGCATACCCGCTCAGAGTTGTAAATCGCTATGAGTACGGCATCGCCGTGTATGGTTGTGAGGATGTGCAGTTTCGGTATTGACATCGGAAATCAAAGAAGCGCAATGTACGCGAGGATCGTCAACAGAACGATCTTCTTGCGTTCATCGGAAGTTGTTAGGTAGTCGTGAAGCATCAAACGGTCTTGCTCTTCAGGAGAGCGACGATCTCGCTCAGGTCGTTGATCTCTCGGTTCAGAGCATCGCTCTGCCGCTCAACCTGACCATATGCAGGGCCATCGCATGCCCAATGATTCTCGCACAGGCGGGAGTCATACTCCTTGAGCCTAGCGATCTCCTCCTCCATCACTTCGATGGTGCGCTTGAACAGGGCGGCTTCCGTGACATTCCACGCGGCAGCAGCCTCTCGGTAGAGACGCAGCAGTTCGCGGTGGTAGATCGGCTCCATCGCCTTGCGGTCGTAGTTGCTGAGGATCTTGTTCAGTTCCGCGAGACGGGCATCACGGGCGGCATCAACCGTCTTTGCCCATGCAGGACGGGCATAGACAACATCGCGGTAGCGTCCGTTCGGTAGACGCTCGTCGCTCGTCGCAATGGCGACTCGGTTGCCCCACTTCGTCTTGCCGACCCAAACGATCTTGCCGCTCTTGCCTTCGCCCTTGCCCCTGACAATGACCCGCACCTGACCGACCTTTGGCTCGGGACGGGACGCGGCGTAGAGGGCTTCAGCCTCGCGCTTGGCGGCGTTATAGAGGGCACCCAACTCGTCGGTGGCAATCTGACGCGCCTTCTTTGGGATGCCGTTCTTGACCTCGGCTAGGCGGCGGTCGCGTTCGGAGGCGGTGGGGATTGGGGTCTTCGTGGTCATATGGTTCCCTTCACATAAGAAAGATACCGTATGTCTCCACCCTTGTCAAGTCTCATTCCCCAAAAAGCAACCCCCTCCCTGTGAATATGGGAGGGGGCGCACATGCGGGTGTCAAATCCCCGCTTATCAAGTACTTATCGGACTTATGAATCAGCGGCGGCGGCGACTGATCATTCCCGCCATACCAAGGAGGGCAATCGCACCAGAGACAGGCTTGAATCTGAAAGATTCTGTCAAATTCCACGCAGTTTTTTGACACCTTCTCCCGTGGTGTAGTGAATCGTATCAAATACTTCGACACACCAAGGAAGACACTTGGGACAGGG